GATGACAGCTAAACTTATAGACCACATGGGCAGTGATGTTACTGTTGTAAATGCAGCAAGGGTATCGTTCAATAAACGCTCATCCAAAAGCAAACCAATCTCTGACAAAGATGCTAAGTTAATTAACTACCTTGCCAAGCACAATCACTGGACACCGTTCGGACACTGCTCCGCACAGTTCCATATGAGAGCACCTATCTTTGTAGCTAGACAACTTGGTAAGCATCAGGTAGGGTTAGTATGGAACGAGGTGAGCCGTCGCTATGTGTCTGATGATCCAGAGATGTGGTACACAGAAGAATGGCGTAAAGTTTCTGAAGATAAGAAACAAGGATCATCAGAAGAGTTAGTAATGTCACCAAAAATTATGAGCAACATCTACAAAAACGCTATAGACCATGCCACAGAAGCATACAAATCTTTACTCTCCCAAGGAGTATGTGAAGAACAGGCTAGGGCTGTGCTACCACAAGGTATGTATACTGAGTGGTACTGGAGTGGTAGTATCGCAGCCTTTGCTAGGGTTTGTAAGCTACGCCTAGCTAGTGATACGCAGAAGGAGACAAGGGATGTAGTTAAAGATATAAACAGACAACTCGAACAAAGATTTCCTGTGTCATGGAAAGCTTTACAAGGAGCAATGTGATGGTAAAAAAATGGGCAGTTAAAAATACTAATACAAATGACTTAGTTGCACAAGGATTTAAAACTAAAAGAGAGGCAGAAGAAACCCTTGACTTCTATAGTAGTTTGTATTATGCTCTTTATACAGAGTTAGACAAAGACTATAAAAACATATATGAAATTGTATCTAACAGTGAGTAAGCTATGACAGACACAGCAACTTTCGTACAGCACCTTCCATGTAAGTCTTGTGGTTCTTCTGATGCAAACTCTTTGTACTCAGATGGTCACCAGTACTGTCACAAATGTGAAGAATTTATCCCATCCAATGAGGAAACAAGTATGCAAACTAATACAGTTGTATCTATTGATAAGACAAAGCCTTTGAATAAGTATGACAACGCTGTTATTTCTGATCTCGGTGATCGTAAGATTGCTGCTGATACGGCCAAGCTTTATGGTGTATCAGTTGTTAAAAACAATGCTACTATTACCCATCACCTATACTCTTACAGAGGATCAGACGGTGAGTTGATTGGTCGTAAGATCAGAGGCGTTGAAGGTAAGAAGTTCTGGTCAGAGGGCAACCTCTCCGATGCGGGTTTGTTTGGTCAGCATCTGTTCCCTCGCAAGGGTAAGTATGTCACTGTCTGTGAGGGTGAGCTTGATGCTATGTCAGCCTATGAGATACTGGGTTCTAAGTGGCCTGTTGTCTCTCTCAAGAACGGTGCTGGTGCAGCAGTAAAGAACTGTAAGGAATCATTTGATTTCCTTAACATGTTTGATAATATTGTCCTGTGCTTTGACAACGACAAGGAAGGACGCGAAGCAGCACAGAAGGTAGGCCAACTGTTTGAGCCTAACAAATGTAAGATTGTCCATCTTGCCATGAAGGATGCTAATGAGTACCTGAAGACAGGTCAGCGTCAGCAGTTTGTTGAGGCATGGTGGAACGCTAAGTCCTACACACCAGCAGGTATCCTAAATCTTAATGAGCTAGGTTCTTCGTTGTATGACGAAGCATACTTTGAATCAGTCCAGTACCCTTGGTCTAAGCTCAACGAGAAGACATATGGTATGCGTACAGGTGAACTAGTTACGTTTACTAGTGGTGCTGGTATGGGTAAGAGTAGTATCATTCGAGAACTTATGCATCATATTATGTGTACTACTAAGTACAACATTGGTGTACTAGCACTAGAAGAAAGTGTACGTAACACTGCATTCAATCTTATGTCAGTGGAAGCTAACGCAAGATTGTATATTAAAGAGATCAGGGACCAGTTCACACAAGAACAGTTGAATGATTGGCAGGAGAAGACAGTAGGTACTGGTAGGTTCTTTGCCTTCGATCACTTTGGTTCTATCTCTAACGACGAGATACTAGATCGTGTTCGTTACATGGCAAAGGCTCTTGATTGTAAATGGATTTTCCTCGATCATCTGTCCATCCTTGTATCAGGACAGGAAGATAAGGGTGATGAGCGTAAGTCTATTGATATCCTTATGACTAAGCTACGTTCTCTTGTTGAGGAGACAGGTATTGGCTTGCTGCTTGTCAGCCACCTACGCCGTCCATCAGGCGACAAGGGCCATGAGGATGGTCGTGAGGTAAGCCTGTCACACCTTCGTGGGTCAGCATCTATTGCACATCTCAGTGACAGTGTGATAGCATTGGAGCGTAACCAACAGGCTACCGACCCTGTAGAAGCCAACACAACTACACTACGCATCTTGAAGAACCGTTACACAGGAGACACAGGAGTATCGACACACCTCCATTACGACAGTGAGACAGGACGTATGACACAGATTGATAATCCTTTTGTTGATAATGAAGATGATCAAGATATTCCTTTCTAAATATGAGGGCTATTGTAGACATAGAAACAGATGCTATTGATGCTACAGTTATCCACTGCATCGTAGCAAGAGACTACGACAACGGTACTGAGTGGTCGTGGGTAGGTGAGGAGTGTCACGAGTTTGTTTCGTGGGCTAAGAATGTAGAACAATTTATAATGCACAATGGCATTAGCTTTGATGCACCTGTCTTAAACAGACTGATAGGTTCTACAATACAGCTACGACAGATTCGTGACACCCTCATTGAATCACAGTTGTTTAACCCTGTCAGAGAAGGAGGACATTCCCTCAAGGCATGGGGCGAGAGACTGAGTGATACTAAGATAGAGTTCAAAGAGTTTGATTGTTACACGCCAGAGATGCTAGAGTATTGTAAGCAGGACGTTAGGCTTACACACAAGGTAGCACAACAGCTAGACAAAGAGGGAGTAAAGTTTTCTACAAAAAGCATACGCTTAGAAAATTGTGTTAGAGCTATCGTAGATCAGCAAGAGAAGAATGGTTTTACTCTTAACCTTCGTGGAGCCATGATGCTGTTGTCTGAGTTACAAGAAGAAGAGGAAGGCTTAGTGGCTACAGCAACTGAGATGTTCCCACCTAAAGAACTACAACTAAAGACAAAGGTTAAGTACATACCTTTTAACATTGCTTCTCGTAAGCAGATAGCAGAACGGTTGATGGAGAAGGGCTGGAAGCCTACTAAGCACACAGACAAAGGTAATGTTATTGTCAATGAAGAAACTCTAAGCCACATCAAAATGCCAGAAGCTCAGATGTTCAGTAGGTTTTTCTTGTTACAGAAGAGAACAGGCATGCTCAAATCGTGGATCAAAGAGTGTCACGATGACGACAAGGTACGAGGCAGGGTAATGACACTGAAGACTATCACGGGCCGTATGGCTCACAATAGTCCTAACATGGCACAAGTCCCAGCCTCGTACAGTCCTTATGGTAAAGAGTTCAGATCACTATGGACCATCTCTGATCCAGACAATTATAACTTAGTAGGTACTGATGCTTCTGGTCTAGAGCTACGGTGCCTTGCACACTACATGAAAGACAAGGAGTATATACATGAAGTAGTTAATGGAGATGTACACACAGCCAACATGAAGATGGCAGGTCTCACCAACAGAGATCAGGCAAAGACTTTTATCTATGCTTTTCTCTATGGTGCTGGTCCCGCTAAGATTGGTAAGGTTGTTGGAGGTGGAGCAGCACAGGGCAGAGAGCTTATAGAAAGTTTTCTAAGCAACATGCCAGCCCTGAAAAGACTTCGTACACAAGTCACTGAAGCTGCAACCCAAGGGTCTATCAAAGGATTAGATGGTAGGTGGTTGCAGATACGGTCTGAACATGCTGCACTCAATACCTTGTTGCAAGGTGCAGGAGCAATCATCTGTAAGGAATGGTTGGTTCAGATGACAAAGCAAATCAATGAGATGAAACTAAATGCCAAGCTTGTAGGTTCTATTCACGATGAGTATCAGTTTGAAGTTAGCATAGAAGATACTCCTCAGTTTTGTGAGATAACCAAGCAAGCTATTCTGGACACTGAGAAAATACTAGGAGTTATCTGTCCCTTAGATTCAGAATATAAAGTAGGAAAAACATGGGCAGAGACCCATTAATAAGTTGACAAGCCTACTTAAAGAGAGTATGATGTAAAAATAAAGTACAAGGAAGTGTTGATTTCGTATCAACCTTATGTTATAATGTTTGTTCTTGTGTAGTAGACAAGATGGAAACTAAATAGAAACTCTAGGAGAAATTAAAATGACTAAAGAATATCCAGACCCTATTTTTATTACTGGTGAAGCTTACTGGGCAAAGGTGTTTGAGCCTAACATGATTAACCCTGAGAAGCCTGAGTACACGATTGACATTTGTAATCTTGACCCAGACAATTTGAAGATTGCACAGGATGCAGGACTATCTGTTAAGAATGTAACAGCAAACAAGCCAGATGATAAGCGCGGTGATTTTGTTACGCTAAAACAGTTTACCACTACCTTTAATGGTGATCCCCGTAGCATTCGAGTAGTGGACGCACAGAACAATTCTTTCCCTGCCAATACCTTGATTGGTAATGGTTCAAAGGTATGTGCAAAAGCTTTTGCTAAAGCATGGACCTTTGGTGGTAAAGAAGGTGTTAAGGGATACCTTGATTCCTTGCAGGTACGTGATCTTGTTGAGTATGCAACAAGCAGCGGTCCTGACTTTGATGTGGTCCCTAATGGGTATACGAATAACGAAGCAGTAGACTTCCCCCTAGCTTCGTAATTTAAAAGGAGAAGAGGGGCATCTATTAATTTAGGTGTCCCTCTAATTTTTATGACAAAAACAATTGATACTTTAGTTGAAGATATTTATAAGCTATTTACTTTTGATCCTATTGATATGGATGAAGCCGAGGTAGACAAGCACATTGATACCTTTGGAGAGATGTTGAAGACACACGTTAAAGACTTCATGAACGAAACTCCAAGGGATCGTAGAGGTCTACGGCTATCAGCCATTGGCAAACCAAACAGACAGTTATGGTATGACTCAAGAGACCAAACAACTGAAGATCATATTCAACCAAGCACAAGAATTAAATTCTTATACGGATATATTTTAGAAGAACTGTTGTTGCTATGCGCTACTGTCTCAGGACATACAGTCACTGACCAGCAACGAGAGCTAACCTTAGAGGGTGTTAAGGGACATCAAGATTCACTTATTGATGGTGTCCTTATTGATTGTAAGAGTGCATCTGGCAGGAGTTTTGATAAGTTTAAGCGTAACGATCTGGTGAACGACGATCCTTTCGGTTACATCGCACAGATTTCAGCCTATGCACAAGCAAATGGATTGAGCGAGGCTGGGTTCTTGGTCATTGATAAATCAACTGGTGAGATATGTCTATCAAAAGTACATTCAATGGAGATGATAAATGCGTCTGAACGTATCAAAGAACTCAAGGAAGTGGTTGCGCCGTCGTCCACGGTCCCTGATAGGTGCTACTCTGCTGTTCCTGATGGTAAGTCTGGTAACATGCGTCTTCCTATTGGTTGTGTTTATTGCCGCCATAACAGAGAATGTTGGCAAGATGCAAATCAGGGCCAAGGCTTACGTACATTTAAATATGCGTCGGGTAAAAGACATCTTGTCCAAGTAAACAAGACACCTGATGTTGAAGAGGTTGCATACTAAATGCACTGGGAGTATGATAAGAAGAATGACATCCATAAATATTTTGGGTTTGTCTATTGCATTACAAATAAGAAAACAAAGAAAGCCTACATAGGCTGTAAGCAGTACTGGTCTTTCCGTAAGGGTAAGAAGAAGTCTGAATCCAACTGGAAAGTATATGCAGGTTCTAGTCGTCACCTCAAGGAAGACATTGATAAGCACGGTAAAGATAATTTTAGATTTGAAATTCTAGGAGAGTTTAAAAATAAAAGAAGCATGAAGTATTATGAGTGCTACCACCAAGTAACACGGCATGTTCTGACTGCTACACTGGAAGGTACAGATGAGCCAGCCTACTACAACAACTGGGTAGGCGGTAAGTTCTACAGACCAGTTCAGGATTTTAATTTAGATGAATGAGCCTTTACTAGAATCCTTATACGATCAATTAAATAAAGACCCACATAAAGTTTTATACGTATCTGTTATCTTACAGGCTTTCTTAGACTTGTTTAAAGAGAAACGAAGCTATGAAGCCAGCAGTATTACACTTGAAAGAGATCAAGCTGAGGCATGGTTCTTTGCATCTGTTGGTGTGACAAGCGAAGACTTTGAAATAATCTGTACCCATGCAGGGCTTGAACCTCACAAGGTAAGGAGCTTTGCTTTGAAGGTAATCGAAACAGGAGATCAAGAGAATGTCAGAAGAAGGATCAACACGCTCCTCTAGAGAAGGATCAGAAGAGTACTATCTAAGACGTTATAAAGAAGACACCAACAACACTCTGACCAAGCAGGTTGGAGGCAATCACTACAAAGACTGCGGCATCCAGCCAGTAGAATATATTCATGCTAATAGCCTTGACTATTTTGAGGGTAATGTAGTAAAGTATATCACACGCCATCGTGCCAAAGGAGAAGGGGAGAAAGACATTAAGAAAGCTATCCACTATGCAGAGTTAATCTTAGAATTGTATTACAACAAATAGAAGTATGAAGGGGAAGTGTATGTTCAAGTCAAATAGAAATCCACAGTTCAGGTCCAAGTTCAGTGAAGATATTTTTAATACTAAATACTCACACACAGGCGCAGAAACTATGCACGAACTGGCGTGTACTCTGGTTGAAGATGTGTGTCAGAACTATCTAACTCGTGACGAGAAGGACGAACTGATTGACCACATGTCTAACCTCCGCTTCCTTCCGGGTGGTAGATATTTATATTATGCAGGACGCGAAAAGAAATTCTTTAATAACTGTTACCTTCTTCGAGCAGAAGAAGATACCAGAGAAGATTGGGCTGACCTGTCTTGGAAGTCTGAGTCCTGCTTGATGACAGGTGGTGGTATTGGTATTGATTACTCTGTCTATCGTGGAGAAGGGGCGGTCCTTAAAGGCACAGGTGGAACAGCCAGTGGTCCTATCCCTAAGATGCAGATGATTAACGAAATTGGCCGCAGGGTTATGCAGGGTGGTAGCAGACGTAGTGCTATCTATGCTTCGCTTAACCATCAGCA